TTATATAATCGGTACCGGCTCGCGGAACTTAACCTTGAATTTCCCGGCGTGGACCCCTTCCTTCCACAAATAGGTCAGCGGGGTGAACTTCGGGCTGTCCGTGTATTTCACGTGCAGTGTCAGATCAAGCTGGGGAAACGCGATGTCGAGCCACCCGTCCTTCCCTTTCTTCAGGAAATTGATGAACGCAAAATATTTCCGCAGCCATCCCTCCCTTGTCTTGTTATATAGGGCAAAGTGCAGCGTCACGTCACGCGCCTCGTTCCTCGGGGTAAGCACCGCACTGTATTTCTCCCCGTCCTCCTCCCGTATGTCCACGGCCGTCTCCTTCTTCGTCTTGCTCGGGGTCAGGATTGCCGAGAGGTTATCCATGCCCCCGCGCCGGTCCTCCACCAGGAACACGCCGTACTCCGTCCAGATGTCCGTGCCGTTCACCAGCACCAGCCCGCCCAATATATCTGCCATGTCATTTCACTTTTAGTCCGTCACGTATTATTTTCTTTATCTCATCCTTTATCTCGCCCAGGTGGCCAGCACTTACGCCCGTGTTCTCAGCGATGCAGGCCAGGTGGCCCTCGGCCGTGTCCATCTTCTCCGACACGCTTTCCAGCCGGTCGTCCATACTCGACCAATGTTGCAGACCGCCGGTGAACATGCCCTCCAGCTTCGTGCCCTGGTCATACGTCATGGCCGTGTAGCCACCGGCTTTCGCACTCTGGGTTGTACCACCCTGCTGCGTCTTGTCATAACCGGTGGCTGCCGCCAGATTATCACGTATGGCAAGGGCTTCATCCACATACTGCATATATTCATCTGCGAGAGAATTCCGTTCTGCTTCCGTAAGGTCGTTGTCTTCCATCGCCTTGCCGAACTTCTCCCACCAGCCTTTCAGCTTCTCGCTGTACATTTCGCCGATCTTATTGCTCAACATCGCACGCATGAAGTACTCCGAAATGTCTTCTGCCGCATCCTTGGCACCGTACTTCATGTTCATCAAATTGTCGATGAAGCTGCTGTACATCGCGTCGAACGAGATGCCGGTAAGCCCCTCATACAGCTGGTCGGTCAGTTCCTCCAGCTTTCCGGCCTGGTCTATGTAGTCATCCAGTTTCTCGGTAAGCCGCCCGCCGTAACCGCCCTTACCCGTCTCCTGTATCTGTGTCCACATGTCCACGTTGCTTCTGAGAGCCTTCATCTCCTCCGGGCTCAGACTCCACAGGTTCCCGTCCCACTGGCGGCCAATCTGTCCGCTCAGTTTGTCAATCTGTGACTGGCTGAAACCATCCCAGTAATAGTTCCAAGAGCGGTGGCTGCCGTGGTAACCGGCCTGCGCCATCGCCATCTGCAGGTAGTTCGAACTCGTCTCTTGCTGCATCCGGTAAGCGTCGCGGTAAGCGGCTACAGATTTGGTACCCTTGCTCTGTTTGATGGTATCGGTCAAGTCCTCGATGGAAGTCTGAAGCATTTCGTTCCGGCTGGTCAGCCGGTCCATCGTGGCCTGCACCTCTTTCGCGTTGCTTCCGTTCCAATTGATGGTGCCGCCCAGACTGAACAATGTCTTCACCGCGCCGCTTACCGCCTTGATACCGCCGGTAATGACGCTCATCGGTTTGGTCAGGTCGATGCTTTCCAAGCCATCCAACGTCTGCCCCAAACCTTCCAGGTATTCGCCCATCCATTCCGGCGGATCGATACCGAACTGTTCCACCAGTCCCAGAAGGTCCTCTGCCGCTCCCACGTATTCCTTCACTTGCCCCACGCTGCTGTGCAGGGCATCCGTGGCCTCGGCCAGTGCCCTCTGCCTCGCGTTCCGGGCGGCATCCAGCGCGGCCCGGGCATTCTTCCGCTCGGCTTCAGTCCCTTCTTCCACGGCCTTGTTATAGGCTTCCTGGGCCTCCTTGACGGATAAGGTCGTGGATTTTACCCGAGACATGGATGATTCCAATGCCGCAAAGGGATCGCGTTCGTTCAGTTTTTTATCGATGGAATCTATCGCACGTACCAGGTCTTTCAGGCTGTCCGGCTGCAGATCCTTTTGTGTATCGATATATTCCTTCAGACGGGTACGGAGTGACTGCAGGCTCTCTGTAGATACCTTGTCAAGGTCCCCGAAGACGGCTTCCCAGTCCAGCCCTTCCTTCAGTTCCTCCATGTCAAGGTCTGCCACCTTTTTCTTCAATTCTTCCTGAAGTGTTTTTTGTTCGCCCTCAGTGGTGGCTTCTGCGATACGTTTTTCATACTCCTGCGTGATAGCCAGTTTCTTTTCCTCGTAGTTGCCATATTCCGACAGGTAATCACGCATGGCTTCGGCTTCTTTTTCCTTTTCCTCCTCCAAAGCAGCCGTAATGGCAGCGCTCCGGTTCTTGTCGTTGGAGCCCCGAGCAGCAGCAAGGGCATCCGTCTGGTCCGGGGTCAATCCGTTGCCGCCGGTGGAAAGACCGGCTTCCTTGTTCTCACGCTTCCAGTCGGCTTCCAGCCGGTTGATCTCTTCTTTCCGGGCGTTATAGTCATATTCGATTTGTGCCAGTTTCTTTTCGGTACCGGCTTGCATGCGGTCTATCTCCTCCTTCCGGTTCTCGGCCTGCAGGGCAGCAAGATCCTGCGCCAGCCTGCGCTCTGTGGCAAGCCGTTGCCTGGCTTCCGCTTCCGGATTCTTTCCGGGCTGTTTGGGGTCGGTATGTCCGCCAATATTTCCTTTCTTGGCTGCTTCTGCGGCTTTTTTTGCCTCTTCCCTGGCTTTTGTCAGGTAAGCCTCGCGTCTCGCCTCTGCCTCCTTGATTTTCATATTTTTGTTAGCCTCATTCTCCTTGTCCACTTCCGCATCCATTTCTTGTGGGGTAAGCCCGACATGATGGGCTCCCATTTTGGCCATAAAGCGGAAAAAACCACCATGTGCGCCCTCCACTTCGTTCGGATTCTGGGCTTTGATTTTATTCACCTCCTCATCCGCTTCTGCAGCTTTGTTGACAAGGTTCTGGACATTGGCCTGATGCAGCAGGACCTGCACATAGTCCTCGCTCTTTTGGATAAGGGTATCATACCACTCGGAAAGTGTTTTATAATACCCGAAAGATTCCCCGTACTTGTGGTTCAGTTCCTCCACCTTGGCCTTTTCCTGTTCCTTGCTGCCGGTGAAGTTCTTTATCTCATCGATGACCGATTTCAGCTCAAAGCGGGTACGCACCATCTGGGTGCGGCCGTCCTTCTCTATCTCGGTCATCTCTTTCAGCGAAATGTTAAATTCGTCCACGCCTTTCTTGGCACTGAACAAATCCTTCGTCCACGCCACTATCTCGTCACCGTACATCACAAGCAGCATGATGCCGGTCGTAAGTGCCGTCTGCCAGGAAAAGAGGGAAGAGAGCACCTGTTTCCATACCGGCGTGCCTTTCTGTCCCGCTTTCATCAGGGCGTCGTACTCTTTCCGGGCACGGGCCAGCTCATCGGTGAATACCGGTAAGTTGTTGCTGATGGCCAGAAAGAACATCTGCGGCCCCATAGCCAACGAGGGCATTTCACGGGCGATCTGCTGGATACTGTTATGCAAGCCATTAAACTGGCGCTGTGCATTGGGCACGTCCGGCGGGGTGACCTGTACGGATTCTGATTCCGTCTGAAGCTGTCTCAACTTGCCACGTAATTCCTCAAGCTGCTTTTCCAGCGCGTGGATCTGGGCGATGTTGGCGCTCTGATCCAAATTGGGGGCGGCCGTCTCACCGGCAAGGCGCAGCCTTTCCAGTTCAGCCTCCAGCAGTCTGACGGTATTACGCAGTTCCAGCACCTCACGCTCGGCCTTGTTCATGCCGGGCGTGAGTTTGTCCTTCATCAAAAATTCAACTTCTACAGGTTTACTCATTCCAGTTTGCTTTGAAAAAATCCTACTATATCGTTCGCTTCATCCTCGGCGCTGCGCTCCGGGTGGCTGTCACACTTACCGCTGCCGGTCTTCTGCCGCACATACCGCGGCGCATCGCTCAGCATCAGTATCAGTGTCTGGTAGTTCACACCATCCAGAATGTAGTCCACACTCCAGCCTGTTGCCGATGCAATCTGCCACACGAAGCCGAAAGGGCTATGGGAACCCTCATACCGGGTTCTTAACTCCCCATCCTTGCCTGGCTCAGTCTCGGGGTCATCGGGTTCGCCCGCGCCGCCGAGCTGATAATACGCATAAAATCCTTCGTGCCCATCAACCGCTCAAACGTTCGGAACAGCGCCATCAGATACTTCCACTCCACAAAGTTCCGAAGCACCCACGCCGTCACCCCGATGCCTACATGTCGCGACACATAGCCCCGACACACCGTATAGGCCAGCAGACGGCTTACGGCCTTGCCATGTTCCGCTACAAAGGTCAGTTCCTCGGTCTTGTCCTTCGGCCGCCACCCGGGTTCAACACCCATCTTCAGGTATTCCCTCGCCAGCAGAATCTGCCCGCGCAGCCGCGGGCGCTTCATCGTCACACGCACCTCCAGCGGGCGTTTCAGCCACGGGAGCTTCCACCTTTTAAGAGGAACGGACACGCCGCTGTCCAGCAGCGCGTCCGCACACTCCATTTCTATCAGTTGCTCAAACCGGTCGTCCATACGCTAACCCTCCCCGTCCGAAGTCTATACTCCCGCAGCGGCCGCGGCTTCCGCCGCCGGTAGCTTGTTCTGTTTCCACTCATCGGGAAGGGATTCAGTGTCAAACACACCGTAAGGCTGCGAACCGTCTTCCGGCATCGCCACCTCCAATGTACACTCGATCTTCGCCGTTTCTGTCAGGGTCAGCTTGCCGCCCAAATTGGAGAGCAGTGTCGCGTTGGGCATCAGGATGCTCTTCCCGGACACAAGGGCAAGTTCCCAGGGACCCTGCATCACCATCGCGGTCGAGGGGGCCGTCCAGCCCACCGGGGTTTTCTTTTCCGTGTCCTCTTTTTTGTAATGAAGAGAACCGCCCAGCAGTTTGTGCAGGTTATCAAAGTCCATCTGGATCACATTGAACGTCGGCGCTATGCTACCGTTCGACTGGGCTATGACCAGTACCGGGGCACCGGGCACCTGTTCCGCCTCGATTTTCGCCGCCTCAGGTTTCTGGCCGCCCAAGTCAAAGGAGCCTTTCTCGATATAGCCCACGACAAAATCCTTATATTTCACGGCACCGATGCCGTACATGAAATTCTTATCCGCCATCTTTCTTTTGTTTTTGAATTAATATTACCGCTAAAACGCATATCAGTATTCCAGCCCCGAAACCATATAAGAAGATTTGAACGGGGTTCGAACGCTGTTTTATCTCCGCTTCGTACAAATCCGCCATTTCCTCCCAGGCCTTCCTGTACGTCTCGGACCTGCCCGCATAATACTCGACCATGATTTGCAGACTATCGCAGCTCGCGTGCACGGCGATCACGTCTCCGTCACGGCTTACCGACACGTTCGCCTGCCCGCTCTTTCCGCTATACGATGCCCTGGGGGGCAGTCTCATCAGGCTGTCAGCCGGTATCGCCAGCCGTACCTCCGACTTCGGGACCGCCTCCGTCCGTACAAGGAGGACTTCTTTGGCCATACTGTCCACCGCCATCCGATTCGCCTCCGTCCGGGAGGTCTCCTTCACTGTCTTTCGGGTGCTCACGCAACCGGAAAAGCACAGGACAAGCATCAGAATGCTTGCAATTGCCGGCATCACCGATAGCCTTGCGAAGCCGGGCCATCTCGCGCTTGGTAGACCCAAACTCCTTCTTGGTCGCACGCAGTTCTTCTCGGGTCTCATTCAATTCCTTCTTTAATGGTTCAACAATATTATCTATCAATATCCGGGTGGCTTGCTCAGTGTTGTCAATCCGGACCGTCTCGGCTTCGGCCCTCGCCTTCTCCGCCTCGGCATTCGCCTTGCGGACAGTCGCCTTCAGCGTGAGAAGCCCGATGACAGCCGCCAATAAACCGCCGCCCAGTACCAGGTTGAGTATTTCACTAAGCCCCATCTCTGATACCTGTTTATGCCTTGCTTTCCGATTTCTTGACTATAAGGCCGATAAGCCATTGCACCAACCCTGTGTCCGCGATCCCGTTCGCGACAAGGGACGCACCGAAACCGTAAAGCAGGGCTATATACCACTGGACATCCGACACGAATCCGGCATCCAACCACCACAGTAACATGGCACCTGCAATACCGACGCACCAGCTGACAATTTGGGTTACCCAGCCTTTCATATTCGGAAGCAAGCCTTTCAGGCCTTCCGTCAATACTACCACACCGGCCGCAAAACCGGCAAACGTGCCAATCATCGCGTCATAATCCGTAACCGGAACATCGGGCCCTTGGGCCATTACTGCCGACACCGTTCCAAACATCAGCATCAAAAACAACATAATTCGTTTCATTTCTTTCTTCTTTTTTTATTGGTTAATACCGATCTCTTTAAGCCATTTCTGTACGTCAAAGCTGGGGCAGGCTTTCGCCGCCAGCTCGCTATGTCCTACAATGCGAACATCTGGAAAGCGGCGGTGGAAGTCCTTCACATACTTCTCCATCGCCTTCAGTTGACAACCGGTGCGCGTGTCCTTCGGAGTCTTGCCGTCAGCGGCACATCCTCCGGCATACACGATATGCCGGGAAACGGAGTTGTAACCCGCCGCGCCGTTGGTGACTTCCCACGGATCTACATTTGCATCCTCGTTGTTATCCACAAGGCGTTCAACGCCTCCGTTCAGGTGGAACAGGTCGGTGTAGCCTACCTGTTTCCAGCCACGGCCGCCCTCGCTTACCGGGACGGTGTGCCAACGGCGGATGTCCGCCGATGACACCTCACGGCCCTCCGCCGTGGCCGTGCAATGAATGACAAGGTATTTCAACCCGGCCATTACGCACCCCCTCCCTGCTTTTTAGCGGTCAGGGTGATTTTGGCCGTCTTACTGCGGTCGGCATCAAGGGTGACGGTGATCGTGCCGGTCTTGTCGTTGCCGGTCGTGTTCGGATCAGCCGTAACGGTCAGGCCCTCGTCCGTTTCCACTGTTTTGAAGCCCGCCGGAGCCGCACTTGCTCTCCACTCACCGGAAGCCGTCACCGCAACCTTCTGCGTGCCGCCGGTACTCTCAAACGTGAGGGTGGCCGGTTCTACGGAAATGGTTTTCTCCACGGCCTTGAACACGGGGTTGGTACGGGTATCCAGTACGACAGCCTCCTCGCCGAAAGCGATGTTCGTATCTGCTTTCATCAGCAATTTGAAAAAATACAGCTCACTGGCGTTGGACACCTTGTCGATCTGGATCACGTCCTCGTCATCCTGCAAGTTGACAGCGGCGAAGAAATTGCCGTCCGCGCCCATCGAGCAGAGGGTGGTCACGATCAGATCGTCCGGCCACGCGGAGAGCGTCTCGATGGTGATGCCCTTGTAACGCTTGCTGTTCACGTCCGTCTCGCTGGCGTTCTTGGCCTCCCGTTCGGTCAACTCATCGTCGTACTTGTCAAAATCGTTAACGCTCATGATAATGCGCAGGTTCGGATTGTTACGGATGGCCACGGGGATAGCCTTACGCACGGCCTTCAACTTCTCCAGCATGGTCGCCGGCTTACCCGATACGATGATAAGCTCGGTATCTTTCGTCATCTGTGTCAGGATACCGTTCATCAGATGGTCGTCGTCATCCCCATACGTGCCGTTGATAAAATGGTCGCCCAGCTCGAACTTCACCTGCTTGGTCAGCTCGGCCAGCAGGGCGTTCTGTCCTTCAGGGGGCAGTTCGGCGAACACGAGGTTACCCTTAGGCTGCCACTTGCGCCAAATCTGCTCGAAGGCGCGAGGATTGAACACGGTAAAGGCCATGAAGTCCACCGGGTCAAGGGATTTCTCCGAATAGTTGAAATTCCCCTTGGAATCCTCGATGTCCGGGTGTTCCTTACGTTTCTGCAACATCTTGCCGCTTTTAAGGCGCGGCAGGCTGATTTTTTTCTCCACGCCGGGAATGACCATGATCAGCCCCTTCTCGACGATCTCGTTCCCCGTGGCGGCAAGCGTCAGGATCTGCTCCAGTACCTCGCCGTTGTAATTGGTGTTCTTTACTACTATTGCCATTGTTTATCGGTTTAGTTTGTTCTTGATTTCCGACATGCGCTTGTCCCACGGGCTTTCGCCTCCCACTTCCACGCGCAGGTCAGTGGTCACTCTCTTTTTCGGTTTCAGGTTCTGCAGGGCTTTCTCCCCGTTCTCACGGTCAGAGCTAAGCAGGTTCTCATACACCGGACGCGTGGTCGCGTCAATACGGCCGTCGGCCTCGGCATCGTCCAGCAATTTTTTCCTTGCCGCCTCGTCCTCCTCTTTGGCCTTGTCCGTAAAAGCCTTGTTCTCTTTCTTCAACCTGTCCACCTCGGCTGTCAGGTCGGGAACCTTTCCCGCCTCCTCCTCGAGCGCGTCCATCACGCGGAACACGTCCGAGTCCGTCGCGCAATCCTTGAAGCGCGGACGTTTCTTTACTTCTTCTAAATTCATTTGGGTATCGTTTAATGGCTGTTCAAGCCGGTTGTTGAATATGCGGTAAACCTGTTCGGGCGTACTATCCTCCGGTACGGGATCGGCATCATAAACCCCGTCGATAAAACCCAGCGCAAGGGCCTCGTCCGCCTTCAGCCAATGGTCGGTATCGTCAAAGTAACGCGCCCGGATTTCCTCCACGCTGGTGCCCAGTTTCGGGGCATACATCTCGCAGAGGGTGTTTTCCAACGCCTCCACCTCTTCCAAACAGCGCCTGAGTTCCGTCTTGTTGCCGTAACAACCTCCCGAAACGCTGTGCAGCATCAGTCTCGCGTACTTGCTCATCTCGACGGGCTTTCCGCACAGGGCGATCACGCTGGCCATGCTGGCGGCGATGCCGTCCACATAAATATGGATATCCGCCTTGCTGCCACGCAGGGCGTTGAAGATGGCAATACCTGTATAGACATCACCGCCGTTGCTGTTTATCCTGACATCGATCCTTTTTCCCGATGCCTCCGCCTCCATGAGCTCGCGAACTATGGCAGCCGCCGTGACATCGCTGTATTCGCCGATGTCACCGTACAAAAGGATGCAGCAGGCGTCCTCACCGGGTATCATATTAAAAAAACGGTTCATTTCTCTATATCGCTTAGGGCGGGTTCCCGCCGTGTTTACGGTGCAAAAATGAAGGTATTTAGGGGATCAGGCAAATCGGGATTTTATCATACACAGCTTATAATGTTATCATTACGCTATAAAGTTGTATCATGCGGCAAGTTTTTTCCCGAACGTCGTTTTTTAGCCACCTTTGTCTGAAAAAAGACACTATGGCGGATAAAATGACTACCGGACAGCGCAAGGAATGGGCGAAACTGCTCTTCGTAAAGGAAAACCTCACGCAGGCGGAAATCGCCGAGCGGGTGGGAGTGTCGCGCGTCACCGTGAACAAATGGATCAACGCAGAAAACTGGGAACACCTGAAGGTATCGGTCACGATCACCAAGGAGGAACAACTAAAGAACCTGTACCGGCAACTGGCCGAGCTCAACGGCAAGATCGCCCAGCGGGAACAGGGAGAGCGGTTTCCCAACGCCGCGGAAGCGGATACCATCTCCAAGCTGGCGAACGCCATCAAGAAGATGGAAACGGAGGTCGGGCTGGCGGATATCACGTCCGTGTTCGCCGACCTGCTCAAATGGTTGCGTACCTACGACGCGGAGCAGGCCAAACAGGTCTGCCCGCTGCTGGACGCTTTTGTCAAATCAAAACTCGCATAGGACATGGCAAAGAAAAGGCTTACACCACAAGACCGGATGGCATTGGAAGGGTGGAACGAACTGGTCGCTTCCATCCGGGAGAGCTCGGACATCAACCCGGCGGATTCCACCGCCGAGATCGAGACCAGAAAAAAACGGCTGGAGGCGGACGACGAGGCATGGTTCCGCTACTACTTCGCGCAGTATTACACCTGCAATCCCGCCGACTTCCACAAAAAGGCGACACGGCGCATAATGGCGCATGAAAGATGGTATGAGGTCAGGGCCTGGTCACGAGAGCTGGCCAAATCGGCACGCGCCATGATGGAGATCATCAAGCTGGCGCTGACCCGCCGGGTGCGCAACGTGCTGCTCATCTCCAACTCGCAGGACAACGCCCAGCGTCTGCTCCTGCCCTTCATGGCCAATCTCGAAGAGAACCAGCGTATCATACAGGACTACGGAACGCAGAAAAAGCCGGGCGCGTGGGAAACAGGGGAATTTACCTGCCAGTCGGGTTGTTCCTTCCGAGCCATCGGAGCCGGGCAGTCACCCCGTGGTACACGTAACAAGAACTTCCGCCCGGACTGCATCCTCATTGACGATATAGACACCGACGAGGAATGCCGCAACCCGGAACGCATCAAGGCCAAATGGAAGTGGCTGGAAGAGGCACTGATACCGACCATGTCCGTATCCGGACATTACCGGGTGCTGTTCAACGGGAACATCATCGCGGCGGACTGCTGCATCACACGCGCCATCGAAAAGGCGGAGGAACTGAAGGCGAAGGGCATCGGGCATGTGGATGTCATCAACATACGGGGTAAAAACGGCGTATCCTCATGGCCCGAAAAGAACTCGGAAGAGGACATCGACCTGTTCCTCTCCCTGGTCAGCGCGTCCGCCGCCCAGAAGGAGTTTTTCAACAACCCGGTGGCCGACGGGGAGGTGTTCCAGGAGATCGCCTACGGGAAAGTGCCCACCCTCTCCAAATTCAAGTTCCTCGTCATCTACGGCGACCCCGCACCGGGCGAGAACAAAAGCAAAAAGAGTTCTACCAAGACAATCTGCCTCCTTGGTAAAATAAACGGACGCTTATACATTATCAAAACATTCCTCGACCGGGGATTGAACGCGGAGTTCATCCAGTGGTACGTGCAGCTACTGGACTTCGTAGGCGGACGATGCCCCGTGTACTGTTACATGGAGAACAACAAGCTGCAGGACCCCTTCTTCCAGCAGGTGTTCCAACCACTTGTCAGAAAGGTGCGCCGCGAGCAGGGCGTGGAACTCTACATCAAAGGCGACGAGGACAAGAAAACGGACAAGGCCACCCGTATCGAAGCCAACCTCGAACCGCTCAACCGGGAGGGGAACCTCATTTTTAACGAGGCGGAACGGGACAACCCGCACATGAAGCGGCTGGAAGACCAGTTCCGACTTTTCAACCTACAGCTTACATATCCCGCCGACGGGCCGGACTGCGTGGAAGGCGGGAACCGTATCATAGACCGTAAACAACGCGACATGGAACCGGCAAAGAAGATCGCCCGCAGCGTGTTGCGCAAAAACAACAAGTACAGACAATGAGCCAATTTATAGAACTGACAGATTATGACGCCAGCATCCACCGCGAGATACTGGACGCGCTGACACGCGAGGACGAGTCCATCGTGGAGATATGCGAGGACCGTACGCTGGCCGAAATGAGGGGATACCTCTCACGGCGGTATGATTGCGACCGCCTGTTCGCCGCGACCGGTCAGGAACGCAACCAGCTGGTGCTGATGATGGCCGTGGACATCACGGTGTACCACATCTTCTGCATCCACAACCCGCGCAACATGTCCTCCGTCCGAAAAGACCGCTACGACCGGGCAAAGGAATGGCTGGAGGCGGTGGCGGACGGGAACATCAGCATCGACGGCGCACCGCTGCTGCCGCAGGAAGAACGCCGGACACGCTCCGGCTTTATCATAAAAAGCAACCGTAAACGTTCAAACCATTTTTAAATCATGGGAAGAAGAAAGAAAAATACAGGGCGCATCACCGTAGGCGGGAACTTGCGCCGGCCGGGCATCACGGGCACGCAAACCATCGTACTCACGCAGCCCAGACGTTTCGGCATCGACATCGCCGACATGACGGCGGCCATCCACGCCTTCGAGAACGTGGACTACTCACGCCGGTTCAAACTGTACGACCTGTACAGCGACATACTGATGGACACGCACCTGTCCAGCGTCATCGACAAAAGGGTCGAGGCCGTGCTGGCACTGGACATAGAGTTCCAGCGAGACGGGAAACCGGACGAGAGCATAAACGAGCAGTTGCAGTCGCCGTGGTTCCGGCGCTGCATCGAGGATATCCTTGCCGCCCGCTGGTGGGGATTCTCGCTCATGCAGTTCTACCATGAAGGGCCGTGGATCAACTATGACCTGATCCCCCGAAAGCACGCCGACCCCGTTCGCCGCCTCATATTACGCCACCAGACGGACATCACGGGAACCCCGTGGGATGAATACCCCGACCTGCTCTTTGTCGGGAACAAGGACGATATGGGGCTGCTGGCAAAAGCCGCGCCGTGGGTTATCTACAAACGTAACGACATGGCCGACTGGGCGCAGTTCGCCGAAGTCTTCGGGATGCCCATACAGGAGTACACCTACGAGACGGACGACGACGAGGCACGCCAGCGTGCCATCGAGGACGCGACGGGCATCGGATCATTGGGCGTGTTCATCCATGGCAAGGACACGGAACTGAACCTCAGGGAAGCGGGTAACAAGAGCGGATCGGCGGACCTATACGACAAACTCTGCGAGCGTTGCAACAGCGAGATATCGAAACTGGTACTGGGCAACACGCTGACCACGGAAGCCTCCAAGACCGGGACACAGGCCCTGGGAACGGTACACAAGAAGGTGGAGGACAAAAAGCTGAAGTCGGATTGCCGTTTCTTGCTGAACGTGCTTAACTACGACATGACCGACATCTTCCAGGTAATGGGCATCGATACCTCCGGCGGAAAGTTCTGTTTCCCCGAGCAGAAGGAAACGGACACGAAAACCGAAATGACTGTCCTCTCCACCCTGAAAAGGGACTTCAACCTGCCCATCGATGATGATTTCCTCTATGAAAAGTTCGGCATAGAGAAACCGAAGAACTACAAGCAGCTGAAAGCGGAAGCCGCCCAAAATGCACAAACACCGGCCTCACCCGTTCCGCCGGAAGGCAAAAAAGAAAAGCCCGAAGAAAAGCCGGACAAAGAGGATGAAGCCCCCACGGGGCGACAGAAAAGGAACTTCATGGCGTGGCTGAAGAGTTTTTTCGTCCACGCCCCGCACAAAGACGGGGCGGCTTTAAACTGGTAGTCGACACCCTTTACCGGGATGCCGCAGACGAGGTATCCTCCGGTTTCACCTTTGATCGGGACGTGCTGGAGGCGTTCGTACGCCGCATCTACGAAAAGGACTTCCACCCCATGACGGACATCGAGCTTCAGATGTTCCGTGCCGTATGGGATACGCTCGACATCGCCACCGACAAAGGGTTCGGAAAGCGTCCGGCAGATGATCCGGATCATGACTTCTACGAGGAACTGAAACGAAACAACGCCGTGTTCGCCGCCTTCAAGGTGCACCGGATGCAGAACGACATGGCCGCGCTGCTGCTCGATTCGAACGGCGTTTTAAAACCGTTCGAACGGTGGGCGAAAGAAGTCATGCTCATCGCGGACCATCAGGTCTACCAGTGGCTGGAGACCGAATACGATACGGCGATAATCCGGGCGCACCAGGCCGCCGACTGGCGGCAATTCGAGCGCGAGAAGGACGTGCTGCCCAACCTGAAATGGATGCCGTCCACCTCCCTGCATCCGGGAGCCGACCACCGCCGGTTCTGGGGAACGATACGGCCCATTGACGACCCGTTCTGGAATAAACACCGGCCGGGCGACCGATGGAACTGCAAGTGTACCCTCTCATCCACTGACGAGGAGCCTACCCCCCTACCCGACTTCGATCCCGCCGACAAACCGCAGGACGGGTTGGAGAATAATCCGGGTAAGGATGCCAGACTGTTCTCGGACAGACACCCGTATATGGCCGAGGCCCATACGGGAGCGCGGGAAGCGGTGGATGCCTTGACAAGACGGATAAACGAAATGATGGCGGAAATGCCGGGTAACCTGACGCATGAGGAAAAGAAAGCCATCGCCATGCATAACCTTGAACTGGAAAAAGTTCTCGGGATCACCAAAGGCAAGCCCATGAGCGTGGAAGAGGCGGACAAGCAGAATGCGAACCCGAAACATACAAATGAGTTCATATTAGACCCTAACGGAACTTATCAGGATAAAGCCGGGCGAAGATATAGAAAGAACATGGAATACGACCGGGAAAAAGCCAGGCCTTACAACATCAATTGCCAGACTTGTGCTCCGGCCTATGCCTTACGTTTAAAAGGATTTGATATCACGGCAAAAGGAAATGTGCCCGGTTCAAAACTGGAGTATCTGAGCAAAGGACGCGCTTTTGAAGTCTGGAAGAATGCGGACGGAACAACTGCGCAACATACCAGCATTAACGACTGGCTTTACACAAAGGGATACTTGAAAATGACGCCCAAAAGGTATATGGAGTTTTTCAATGAAATCTGCAAGGAAGAGGGCGTTTATGAATTGTGCATCGGTTGGAAAAACGGAAGCGGACACGCTACCATCCTACAACGATTTGCCAACGGGGAACTTCGTTATATAGAACCGCAAAGCGATAACTCGGCCGGATCGGGGATGGAGTGGAAGGATGTCAAATACCTGTGTGAGATGGGAGCGGCAACTTCTCACAGCTGCAGGGGGATCATGAGAATAGACAACAAACTATTCAACCTCGACTTCTTCGACATCTTTGACATATAAGCCTATGAAATCGAAGACTGAAGGCCCTGTTATCTCGATGGCCTCGCCGTCTTTGTACAAGTACAGGAACGGAAAGCCTATAACAAGATCATCCGGTAGACGCAGCAACCACGCCTTTTGGCCGTCAACGTCACCCAGATACTCAAGATTGCCGCCATATTGTTCCATCATGTTGCCGGCTTCTTTGATTACTTGTTCAGGTATGTTCATAAAAAGATAGTTTTCACAAAAGTACGGTTTTTATTTGAAAGGACAACAATAATATGGATATAAAAGATTTTTCGGCCTTGCTCAAGGCCAAGCAGAAGGAACTGGACACGCTCATGCGACGCAAGCTGCCCGTCAAGGTGGGGCGCATGGCCAAAGACCATTACCAGGACAACTTCCGCAAGGGAGGCTTTGTTAATGGCGGTCTGCAGCGCTGGCCGGTGACAAAACGCCAGCAGTCCGGCTCCAAGTCTGCGGCGGCAGGTTACGGCCCGCTGCTCTCGCGACGCAACCATCTGTTCTCATCCGTCAAATATACGCCGGGAGACTACCGCGTCAGGGTGGCCAACGACGTGAAATACGCCCCGCTGCATAACTGGGGAGGCGAGACGCATCCGACCGTGACACCCCGGATGCGGAAGTTCGCGTGGGCGATGTATTACAAGGCAGCAGGCATACGGAAAAAGGCCGCCAAGAGTAAAAGAAAGGGGGAAACAAGGCAACGGGAACTGCCGCCGGAAGCCGGCATGTGGAAAGGGCTCGCCCTTACCCGGAAGAAAAAGTTGAAGATAAAAATCCCCAAACGCCAGTTTATCGGTGAAAGCACGGAATTGAACAAACAAATCAGGCAAACCGTCGAAATGGAAATAAGGAACATTTTAAAATAAACAACATGGAAGAACTGTACATCGCAATCCTGAAAAGGATAGAAAATGAAATGCCGGAAATAGCCTACATCGACGAGGACTACGGCCAACTGGAAGGAATGGATTCGGAAAACGAGGATTTTTATCCGGTGACGTTTCCATGCGTACTGGTAGGAAACACCGAAGCGGACTGGAAAGACATCGGAATGGGGACGCAGGCGGGAGAAATAACATTGACCGTCCGGCTGGGCATCGACTGTTATCACGATACCCACATCGGAAGCGGAACGACCGGGCATATCAAGAAGCGTATGGAAATGGCCGGGAAACTATACCGGACACTGCAAAACTTCCAGTTCTGCCGGAACATGGACGAACTGGTCAGAGTCAAAAGCCGGGATTATACCCTGCCCGGAAATATCAAGGTGTATGAATTTGTGTTCTCGTTCAGCTATCGCGATGAATCCGCGCTATTGGATAGCCGGCATCGTCCGTGAACAGGGAAAGCTGTTTGAAGGTCAGGCGGGGCGCACGGACTTTGGGGACCGGGTGGATATCCGGATCGACCTTGCTGCGTTCACGGATAATGGCCATGATGCGCTCCTCCGACAAAAAGAACTCCTCGGAAAGGATCTTTAGGGCACGGTCGAAGCGGACGCTCTGCGCCTCCGTCCAATAATAGTAGCGGCGGCACAGGGCTTCATCCCGTTTTCTGATCAGCTGTTTGTCTCGTCCTTTGGCCATAGAATCAATGTATTTAATACAAAAGTACAGTTTTATGCCGTATTTTACGGCGGCATCGGCTTTTAAGTTTGTTTGGATAGACGGTTTTTAAGTTTGTTTAAACCAGCCATCCTAAAAAACAATCGACGGGACAGCTTTTTGTACTTCCCGCCGATTGATAATTATCATCCGGTTATTTTGTCGATTCCAACTGTTGCAATCGTTTCAAGTGGTAAACCACCGCCTCGAAAAATTCAAGGCTTCTCTCACTTTGCCGCTTTCTGGCTCTGCCTCTCAACCTTGGGATTTGTTCCTTGATAATTTTCATCGTTCCTTCGGCATCTTTGACGCATTGTGCCACACTGGGAACCAGTCCTAAATCTTTCATGTTCATAATTCAATCCTCTATTATATCGTTGCTTTGCAATAAACGTTTCATGCTCCTGTCCCTTTCCGCTTTGCTGAGGTAATAATCGCCGTATCTTTTCCAGCTATGCGGATTGGCTTCACTTTTGAATTTTATGCATGGAGAAGGATAATCCATCCGGCGAAGTATGGTATAACCTGCCTTGCATAATTTGGCTTGATCCGTCGCATTCATATTCAACATATATTAAAGCCTTCTGACTGTTCACAGAAATCTGCCAGCATTTCTATCTTATGTAAGAACTCTTCAGCCGGTGGTTCCGCTTTTTCCCCTAACATGGATTTGATCTTGATTTGTCCCTGTTCCGACAGCTGGTCCCATTCTTCCTTCAACCCCCTTTTTACAGAGACATACCCCCTAAAGAGCCTCGCCATGATACAGGCTTCTTCTTTTGTGACTTCAAATCCGTCATTGCTTACCGGACTGCCATCTTTCCGGGAACCGTCATAAATATATTTCCCCGGAGAAAATGTGTGGTCCCCATAGCCGAATAGGTAGCAAGCACCGGTTTCGTTCAGTATGACGGGCCATGTAAATATCATTCCGCTTTTACAATCGACCCCTTTTTTCTTTGGTATTAAATCATAACCCATAATTATTCTGTTTCCTCCTGTTTTTGTAGTGTTAAACCCAAAGCAGCCATTGCCATTCCCAATTCCATTTCCTTTTTTTGTTCTCCCGCAAGTTCCGTGGGGAAAAGAATTGGTTCTGCAACCATTTTCTGCCAGACTTCATCCGACAGGTTTATATTAGCTAAAAAACACGCTGTCTGAACCACGTTCTTATCCAATTCCATTACTATTCTTACTTTTTCTTCCATGACTGATTATTTTTAATCGTTTTCTGGCACGTAAGCCGATACATAAGTTGTTACCTCACACGAGACGATCACACGCCCGGAACCTTTACACTGCGGGCAGGTCGCGCCCTCTTTCGTTCCCTTGCCCTCGCAGACCTTGCAGACCACGATATGCGGTGGGATCATTCTCTCCCGTTTTGGTAACAGTTCGTCCGTCTTATTCGGTCGATCTGCTTTTCTTTTTAACCTGTTTAAAATACTGTTCATCATTTCTCCTTTGTTTTAAAAATTAATCATTGTCAGACCAAACCTGCTGTCCGGCATTTTCGGATCATAGGTTTTCAAGAGTCGTAATCCGCTTTCCAGTCCACCGTAACGACAGCCCTCATTCTACCCGTCCCGTCACAACGGGGGCAAGTCTTCCATCTGTAATCGTCACGCCCTATTTCTTCTTGGAAACCGCCACTCCCGTTGCAGGAGGGGCAAATAAAGCCCCCGGCTTTCACAACCTCCGTCTTGGGGGTGTATTTGTCAATAAAAAGATCGATCGATTGTACGCTCCTGCTCATACTCTCACCTCCCCTTCCTGACACGGGAACAATCCCGGTTCTTTAGATTCCTTCAGGTATTCCAGAAGGCAAAGGTCGATCAGCTGGGTTTCCCAATTGACCGGGCGATGCTTGTACATGGCGCGAAACGCCTGCCTGCAATCTTCCGCCGAAAGGCCCATGTCCAACTTTGAGACGAACAGGTTTATATCCGAAAGGTGGATGCGTTTCACGTCTATGATCCGGGCATTCCCCTTCCAGATGCCCTTCAAGTAAATCTGCTTGACGGCACCGACGCAATATTTCACGGAATCATGCAGCCTCATGGTTGTGAAGCTATCGCCGTTCAATTTCCCGTTCCAGTTTTTAGAAAATTCTATTCTTTCTACCATAATCTTGTGATATTTTCCATTGGATTGTTTGCATTTGAAACAATATACCAGCCATTTCCCCTCTGTTTTATCCACCCGACAAACCGAATACTGAAAGTCGCAGGGACAGACATATATCCAGTAGCCGGGGGTAAGGGTGGCAGATTTTACCTTCATGCCTCCGTCATTCCTAACGGTATCGCTATCCATGCCCCGTTATCGTTCTTGATCTCGGCCCGGATGAACTGTTTGCTGATTGCCGGCTGGTAGGCCTCCTCGATGATCTGCACGCCTTCCATGAAACGCTCGTTTCCCGATTCCTCGGCTATCTTACGAAGCTGGACGATACGGCTTGCCTTCAGCGTTCCTTGCGCGTTACGGGCCAACAGACGGAGTACCATCTTAACGAGCGCCTTCGTTTCCTCATTATTGGCAAGCCCCTCGATATACTCCTTTACGATGGCGATACCATCCTCCACCGTGTCGCGGTAGCCATCGGTTTCATAATACCCTACGGTGATACGCTTGTCTCCAGCGGAATTGGTAAAGGTGTCTGTGCGTTGGCCGTCCTTTTTCAATTTCAAGACTTCCGACTTCATGTCGATCACGCGGCGGAAGTTATTCAGTACGCCGTTCTTCACGGTCTTGATGCAGTCGCTGACCGCTTGCAAGTCCGGGATTGCATCCTCGATCGTTTCGTCCACCAGTTCCTTGTAGGCTTTGCGGTCACGTTTAGCCTGTTCCTTGGCTCGCTTGGCGGCCTGTTCTGCCTTGAACGCCTCGAATTGTTTCAATTCTTCGTCCGTCATTTCAACGGCTTTTCTTTCTTCTGTCATAGCTTTAATTAATTTAGTTGTGAATAATCCGTGTTCTTTTCCCTGTCTTTCCTTTGGATGATCCGGAGTTTGATAGCTACCGTATCCAGTTCCCCGGTCGTCAGCCGGGCAAACTTCTTGCCCGCGATCCGGGGATTCTGGCAGTAGGCATCCACTCGGTTCCAGTCGGTCGTGTCAATACTCTGCTTTTGCATCAACTTCAGCACCATGGAGCGTTTCTGCCGCAATTGCTCACGGTAGATTTCCCGCGCCTTGTAATTCTCATCCATACGCTGCATGTCCTCGCACATGGCATCGTACTCGTTAACGGTCATTTCCCGGAGCGATTCGGTTCGTCCTCCGGTGTATTGACTGACCAGCGAGGCTTTCAACTCGTCCTTATCCTCTGTAGGCAAACGGTTAAGGAGGGTATAAAAACGTGCATAATTCCTACTCATTCGAAGTCCTCCTCTTTAAATCCGTACTCGGTTATCAGTGCCGTATGCGATAAATCCGACAGGCGGTCTGAGACTTCACTGTAAATGAATGATTGGTCGCCGGGGGAAAAGGCCGTTGCTCTTTCCACCGCGTCGTTTACGATTGCTTCTATCACTTCATCCATGATCCTGTTATTTATGTTGTTCAACTTCCTTTATAGCCACCTTGCAGCGGGTGGCGTTCACGATTTTGTCAGCCAGCTCCAGCTCCTCGACCTCGACGACTATCAGACCGGCGGTCTTGGCACGCCGTACCCGTATGTCACCGGGATATTCGCCCTCGTTCCAAAGCAGGAGCACATGGGAGGCGTATTGCGGCTCCATACCTAACTGGTAAATCCTTTTCTTATTCATCATTTGTACACGCCGATTTTTTCCCTGTCGCTCCAATACTCCTCGGCCAGCCTCGGGTAGGCGACATACTCCCCGGTCTGTCCTTTAAATCTTCCTTTACTGAATGCGATTCCACCCTCAACCCATATTTTCAGCGTGGCATCATACATCACGCTTTCGGCCGCGTCACCTTTCGGGTTCTTGCCTTTGGCATGGCTGATGAAGATGAACAGCTTGCCGGGGAAGGCTTCTTTCAGCGCGATGTAGTCACGGTAACTCATGCGGGTGTACTGGAAGCTGTCAACCACCACGATGTTGTAACTCTTGTGGCGACGTAAGCGGGCTTTTAACGCTTCCATGTCCTCCTGTATGAATGCCAGCCGACGGCTTACTTCCGACATGCCGTGCATCTTCAGGTTGTTCTGTACCGTCAGGCACGCGCCCTCTTCCAGACTGTTGTAAACTACCCGGTCATACTTGCAAAGCTCCTTGCAAAGTTGCATGACGAACGACGTCTTACCGTTACCGCTGTTTCCCCAGATAAACCACACACCGACACGCTCCGGTGTTCCGAACGCCTCCTTCCATTTTCCCTCGAAGGGGAAAGTATTATATTTTTTGTCCAGTATATCCCGGACGCTCAATGCTCGTTTCATATCTTTTGAACGGTGTTTGAATGTTATTAAAACGCTGTTTTACTCACCCATCCGTTTGGCCCGATGGATTGCTTTCTTCACGCGGCGAAGGTCGAAATCGCACGGCTCGGCATCCCGAATCACCTCCTCGATCTTCTTCTTATCCTGTACTCCGTTGGCCACGCAGATGGAGTAGACATCGCCGGCGGTCGTTTCCTCCAGTTCGAAATATTTACGCCCCATACGGCTGAAAAACTCCTTATATCCGGGTTTCTGGTGACGCAAACCGAGGTTGATGCGCTTTTTGATGTAGTCGGTGGAAAGAAAAACGATTCCACTTTTGTCCTCCAGCTTGTTGTACATGCTAATGAAGTAATGGAACACCGGCTCGGTCAGCTTGTCCGCCTCGTCGAAGATCAAAAGCGGAGCGTCCATCTGTATCACGTCGTCCAGGATCAGGCCCCAGATCTCACGGATATTGTGCCCGTCCGTCTTGATCCCGACCTTTTGGGCGATCTCACGCACGAAGTCACCCTTCTTCATGTCCTCGGAGCAAAGGATGTAGAAAACCTCCTTGTGCTCTTCCGTGTAAAGGCGCGCCGTCGTCGTCTTTCCGCATCCGGCCTCGCCGACCACCCACGTCACGTTACGCCAACGCTGGGCGTCATCCAGCACATAGCTTATTTCCTGATAAGCGGACGTTTCCACGATCTGCCAGCCGGTTTCGACCTTTCCGCTGCCTACCTGCGAGGCGATCTTGCGGAACATATCGTCCGAAATATTCTCATACTTGCCGTTCATGATACTGCTGATCGTGCCGACACTGGTGTTCTTCAAGCTGCCCGCTGCCTTGTTCTGGCTCGGATATTTGGCGACATAGGCGCGAAGGCTCTCGCGGATCATGTCTTTCTCTTTGCTACTTAATGGTTCCATTTCAATTATATTTTATCGTTATTGTTTTCTATTTATAATTTACCTGCCACCTTGCGGGTATCCACAATCTTGTTTTCCGTCAGCTGGTCCCAGGTAAGGAGGCTGGCTTTCTTGGTCGCACGACCGATACGATATTCTTCCGGATTCTGGCTATACTTCCCTGTACGGCGGTCGATTTCACGTTGCACCTCGGCGGTTACACCTTTCAGTTTCGGTGTACTCAGACCGTGCTGTTCCGGAGCTACATTGTAGGCATATTCTATTTCTTTGGCAATCACCTGACGGTCGATACGATCCTGAATGTTCGCTTCCTGTTCCCGACGTATAAAGGCGGCCTCGCCCTCCGTCTGGTCCTGCAAGGCACGATGGATGACCATATAAGGCTCGGCCACCCGTTCGAACCGCCGGCCACCGGCATTGTCCTCCCAATACAGGCGAATACCGCGAAGGTCGTTCGGATCATACTTGACATAGAACCGGCGATAGGTATTTTTCATGCGCCATTTATGATCGGGCACGCCGGGACGCTCGTACACCTCGTAAGGCAGTTTCTTGTCGCCGATGGTGATCTCTATGCCCGAATCAGTGAACGTGGCAGGCTTTTTCGTCCATATCCAAAAGATATCCACCATGTCATAGACCGTCACCACGTCCGTCTCCTCGTTTACACTTTTTTCGTACATCTCAATGCGGGGAATCCCGGTCGCCGGATGTTTGGCCTCGTTCCATGCCTTGCGTGCTTCAGCGTAGTGGGCTTTCAGTTCCTCCAAAGTGAAAAGTTTGTCCTTGTTCGCCTCGACAAACTCCAAATTCGGACGGCTGCTCTCCTTTTTGGCGGTAATGTTCATACCGGTAAACCGCCAGTCCTTATTCAATTCCTGTTGTTGGAAACGGTTAAAGATGCTCTCTATCGTCTTACTTTGCCCGCTATAGGGGGCTGTCGGGCGGTGCACATGGCAGATCAGATCAAAGAAACCCGGTTCTTGCGTACTCTTTTCCTTCTCCAGTCGCTTATGTCCGCCCTGGTTGTCGTGCACGATCTCGTAAGGCTTGTGCCCGCTTACCTGGATAGCCATGCGATAGGCGTTGTATTGCGCCTCAAAGTTCTCGTGGTCGCTGATGTAATAGCCCAGCAGAACCTCGCTGTAGGCATCCACCACCTCGTACACCATCGTAGTGCGTATATCCCCGTTCTCGTCCCGATAATACAAGTTCAGTTTCGTACCGTCGCCATACCAAAGCGTGTCACGGTGTGAAGGCAGTTCCGTACGGTGCTTGCGACCGAAACGCTGGTGCGCCGACATCTCGCCATGTACGGCGTCCCACCAAAGCGGCTGTATCTCCGGGCGGTTAAACCACATCGTGAGGCTACGTTTGCTCTTCAGTTCTTTCCAGCCCTTTTCCGGTGCCACCCGGTTGTATTCCTCGAATATCCGTGAGTCGGTATAAACCGGAACCCGACTGCGTTTCAAAGCGATCAGGAAACGACCAGCCTCCTCGGTTATTTTCAACGTACTGGCGTTGCCTACCTTGCCGGAGATAAGGGAAGGGTATCCCTGTAATTTGTAACATCGGATTTTCCCCCTCAGTCGCGCAAGGTTTTCCGGCAGGGTATGCCCATAGATTTCGCGCAAGTTCTCGCTGGTGGCGGCGACACATTCCCACAAAGTATTGAGGCTGTTGCCTAACATCTTCCGGTTGGTTGTCTTGTCTTCCAAGTCACACACCAAGGTATTCAACACCGAAGCGTTCAAAGTATATTCTGCTATCAGCTTTTTGCTAAGCCCTGTTTGAACACCGTTCATGTCGTATTTGAATGCCTCGTAAAACTCTCTTGCCTTTTCGTCTATTTTCACCCTGTTTCTCATACGTTGTAATTTTAATGCTTCTACCGGATCACCATATTTCGCTACGAAACGGACCTTGTATTTTTCAGGGAGCGAGGAATAGATAACCCTTGCGTAGGAGCCTTCGCCACCGCCACGTTTGGCGGTTCGGATTATTTTTTTGGTGATGTTCTTCCGTAAAGTATAGTACTTTATAACAGGATCATCGCCAGAGGTAAGCTCCTCATAGGTTACACATAGTTCGTTTTCGAAATATTCCATCACTCAGCTGTTTTGCTTACTAAAAATCTTCCAGTTTGTCTATCGGCACTCTTTTTATCAGCCGCACGGAATTGCCGAAATTCAATACTGCCAAAAACATCACCCAAATCGAATTGCCGTCCGTCAATCCCGCCATCAAGGTAAAACTGAGCAGGAAGTAAACGACATACAGCTTTTCTTTTCCGGTAAGGGTGTGCCACCAGACAAATTCACCTTCAAACGGTTTTAACAAATTCTTCCTCATGGCTTGTATCATTTACCGGTTCGTCACCCACTTCGACACCACCACGCGTCAAAGCCATTTTCCGGATCGCCTTCGCCAGCTTGGTATCCTTTCGGTAAGCCAGCGAATGCGACACCATCTCGTAGGTGCAGTTCATCAGTAAAGCGATCCGCTTTACCTCCCCATGCTCAACTATGATTCGTCTCTTCATTTCTATATCTGTTTTAATCCGTTATTGTTGTTACTTACTTGTGGGTGATCCCGGATTCGAACCGGGGACAATGGCTTCTATGGATAAGTTTCGCTTGTTCTACCTGCCTGAACTAATCGCCCGCCCATCTTTCCGGGCTGTCTCTGGTTAACCTATCAATCTATTTACCCTGCTCGTTAATCATTGAAAGAATACACTTCCGGTCTTCGTCCCAAAGAGGAAGCCCCAGTTCGATAGTCCGCCTAACCACTTCCACCTCTCCCACCAGTTTCACTGCCTGGCTGTGGAAGTCGGTATCGTCATACGTATGTGCCTTTCCGATCAGGAAGTCGGCCAAGCTATCAGCTACCGCCTTTTGCCGTTCACATTTCATCTCATAGTTCACTACTCGTACATGGACATCGCGGATAATCCGGCTTTCCCCATGTTTCTTGTATTCTTTACAAAAAGTGTCTTTGTCCATTGAAGTACTCATATACACAGCATGGATATAATCAAACTCTTCCTCCGTCGGCACAATGCCGGTTCTTTCTTCAAATTCTTTCTGTGTCATAACTCTATATTTTATTGTTATTATTCAGCATTTTCCACCTTAAAAAGAAAGTCCCTATCTGCCAATACCCGTTTCACAAAAGACAGGTCGTGTTTATCCACCGGAAAGAACACCGCTTGATAGTCCACACTCAGATAAGCCTTGATAGCCGTTTTCTCAGCCATTCCCTTAACCAGTTCGTAAAGAAATCCTACTGTTTCTGCCGTCGCTTGAGCGATAATCACTTTTGCCTTCATCGTTTCTTATTTATATTCGTTTATAATCGGTTTCAAACTCACGCCGTAACAGCTCATCAAGCGTCGGATAAGATTCTTTACATAAAAATCGGGAGCAGAAAACACAATCCCGGTCTCTTCAGTGTATCTGAAACTGATACCGTCCATCATCAACACATAAGCGACTTTGTGCTTCACGCTTTGTGTCTGCCATTCTTTAATCTCGTCATTCATATCCTTTGCTATTTTTAAGTTTTACTTCTAATATTCGTTTATATGGCCGCCTTTTCATATCTTTGGGGGCGTGTTCATATTTTGAATACGTTGCAAATATATCGACTATTGTCGATGAAACAAAATATTTACCGAAAATTTTCTGTTAAAAAATGAAAGCTGTCGATAGATTATATGAATATCTGAATATTAAAGGCTTGAAACCTACTGCGATAGAAAAAGCTATTGGAATATCCAATGGATATTTAAGTGCTCAAAAGAAAAGGCAAGCAGACATAGGGGAAGGAATGATGAATAAAATAATCGACTATTGTCGAGATATTAACCCTGAATGGCTACTAACCGGAAATGGGGAGATGCTACGTAATAATACTTGCCCAAACAGTGAAAACAAGCAGGATAATACAACCCCGTCCGATCCTTCTATGGCCTTATTGATGTTGATTCGGGAAAAGGACAATATAATACGAGAACAGGCAGAAGAAATCGGAAGTTTAAAAGAACAGCTTAAGCGCATTGAGTACGAGTTCAAAAAACATGTATCGGATGTAAGCAGTTCGACTATTGTGAGCGTAGGGTAA